TAACACGCATTTTTATAGAACCACGCCCTCGAGTTTCATTGAGAGATATTGTAGCAAACTCAATTTAAACAATGAATTAACCGAATTATGTAAATTCATCGCCCATATTATAGAACAAAGGAACATTATGCCGGAAAATACACCTCATTCAGTAGCAGGAGGAATAATATATTTTGTGGCGCAAAACTGCAAATTAAACGTCACAAAAAAAAATATATTTAATATTAGTCAAATAAGTGAGGTAACCATAAATAAATGTTTTAAAAAATTGGATACAATCAGAACTAAATTGATTCCCAAAAAAGTACTGAAAAAATACGACTATTAAGATAATACGCACAATGTCTGGTTTTAGTTATTTGAATAAATTATTTGAATAAATTAATTGGTTTGGTAAAGTAAGCCCAGAAGAATATTCCAACAAAGCATTTGGCAAATAAGTCCAAAATATTAAACGCTACATTTTTTGATTGTTCGTCTAACCAATAACTAACACCATAAAAAGACCAAAGTACAACAAAGGACCAATAAATTAATCTATTATCAAATGATTTTTTACCTTTAATGAAATTTTTATATACTGTGAAATATAACAAAAAGAAAAAACCGAATCCAATTAAAGTACCTGTCATTTTGTCTGTTTTTCCTGTTTCACCTAAATACCCCGATAAAAGCATTCCATAATTGAAAAATAGAACCTTTAAAAAGGTTGAAAATTTTGCAACTGTCTTAATATTATAACCCAGAGAAATACATAAAACAAGAAGCATAATGGGTGTGGTAATTGCCCAGTCAGCATAACGGTTTAAATTAATGTCTTTGAAATTCACGTAAGGTTTATTTATTTTCAACATAAACTGTGTATAAAAGAAGGCGGCGACTATTGAAATCGTTGTTTCAAGATTAAGGATGTGTCTCACCATGGGAATTTTAGTCCGCATGGCTTCAATAAAAGTAAGTGTAGCGGTAGTTAGGAGAAAAGCGTAAGTCACATAGAAACTCATTTTAACTGGAAAAATAACATCGGTATTTTTAATGGACCCGGGAGGTATTTTTTTACTTTTCTTAAGATAATTTTCATTTCCTTCATCATAATCATTTGTCATTTCATCCGAAACTGGTTCAATCGACAACATTTATAATATAGGAATAAAATAAAAATCTCCTTTTTAAGAATATATTAGATGGATGAAAATAGCGTTTATATTTCATCTTTTTCATCTTTTTCATCATTTGATTATACAGAATTTCCAAATGTCAATATAAAATTAGTTGGTAAAATAAAAACGAAAAAGGATTTTGACGATTTCACGAAAGAATGGTTAAATATTTTCGAACGCAAACAACCATTCAAACTAATATTTGACACTCAAAATATAGGTTTTATAAATCCAAAGTATTGTATATCCATGGCAATTTTTATTCATAAACTCCATCAACGCGAGGACAAACATTTGATGGAAGAAAGTAAAATTCTAGTATTTAGCGATATGTTCTATTATATGTTATGCGTTACCTTTAATATCCAAAAACCCGTAGCACCGGTCAATATTATTTGCCATGAAAATGATGAAATGACGAAGAATTATTGGATTTTTCCATAAAAAATATATTGCCATATATTATAAATGGAAGGTCCTTTAACAATGGTTATGCACGGAGCAGTTATTGCGGTAGTTTTATATTTAGTGATGAAATTCGGCTTGAAGCAGAGTGAGTCTAGAGCGATGTCGCGTTCAGTTTTGATTGGTCTTTTGGCCGCGGCTTACATGATTGTTTTCGGACACAAAATGCCCGGAAAAATCAATCGCGCATTGATGTAAGACATGCAAAGAAATGTATTTGAAATACAAAATTAAAAATATACTCAAATATAAACTCATCTAATGGATGAGTTTATAAATAAAATGAATAAAATAAGAAATTAAAATGAATATTTGAAATAATTACAATATCGATGGATTTCAACGATTTGAAAAAAATCTTCGAAAATAGAAATTTTCCTGAGAAAAGCAAAAATCCTGAAAAAAATGACGAGCTGGAGAAAATTTCAGAAAATGTTAAAAAAAAACACATTTCCGAAAAATTCAGGGAGTTCGAGAAAAAAATGAATATCCTCGAATATAACCTCGAAAACCAAATAAAATATAGCTTCAATAATATTTTCGATCATTTATATCTTTTGAATGATTCCTTTCATTTTGACAATGATAAACTGAATAAAATCCTTCTAAGCAAAAGTAGTTTGTACCAGAAAGACGAAGAACTCTATGATATTTTATACAAAGATTATCTCGAAGCAATTGGAGAAAAACATTATGATTATACCGTTTTTCGCCAGTTAATTATATTCAAAAATATCTTAAAAAACGCAAAAAAATTAGACTACGGTAAAATATTGATTATATTCGATGAGAATATAAATGTCACTACAATGTCATCATTGGAAAAACAATTTAATTATTCAATGCAAAACGACATTGAATGGCAAATGATTTTTTTTACTCGCTTTGATAAAAAACACAACAAATACAACAATATGTCGATAAATGAAACACAGAGTCCTCATTTTACAAATTCATTTATACAACAAAAAATAGATTTAAACCATCAGATATATGCAATGGCAATAGACTGTGAAATATTGAATAGTATATATGAGAAAATAAACGTAATATCAAAACAAACACTATTTAACCCACTATTATGTTTGGGTTTATATTATAAACACAAATACATTAATTTATTTTTATTTGAGGAATAGATTATTCGGCGACTTGTTCATTAGTCTCATCCTTTTTGATAAAATGAATATTCATAAACTTTTGGAGATTAAAATACGTTAATTTGGGCGAATCATCGGATATTTTCAATAAATTTTTTAATGTTTCGTTTGGTACAATAATTTGCCTATTTTCTTCCCATTCCAATTGATTTTCCTTAATATATTTAATGATGAATTTTGTCACGTTTGTGCGAGCTATCTTCACATCGTGTTCTTCTTCCATAAAATCAGATAATTCGTGACTAATAAGAGAAGGTACTGCGAACCCGGATGGTTTACGATTTCCCTTACGTTTCATTTTTTTCATTTTCTTTTCGTAAAATCTCAATTTTTTCCCAACGGTTTTATCCATGGTTCTCATTTGATTTTGCAAAACCGTAATGTTTTTCTTTAATTCCGCCAAATTATCTACGATATTTTTGAAATCTTTTGCAGCCTTGATGTGGAATTCTTCTTCTTCATTTACCAGGCTCATATCCTCCTCATCTTCCACTACAGAATTTTCATCGGCATTTAAAGGCGTCGTTTTCAACATTGGTTTGATTTGTTCGCTTGACATTGTATGATAATATTGAGCGTAAAACTTTATATTGTTTATAATCAGAAATAATATTTTCTATTCGGGAAAAAATTTTTCGATTTCTTTTTGGACCTTTTCTGTTATTGTTCTTATTTTAATTTATCATTCCTTTAAGTAATAAAAAGTATTTATTTAAAATTAATATATAAAGAGATTATACCATATTGATTTATAACAATGAGTTCGAGCGATGAACAAACAACTTTCGGTAGAGTAAAATGGTTCAATAACAAGACTGGTTATGGTTTCATTACCGCACTAGATGGAGAACATTCTGGTTTGGATGTGTTCGCACATCATTCGGGTATTCAGGTTGGAAGTGAACAATACCGTTATTTGGTTCAGGGAGAATATGTTTCTTTTAAGCTTTTGGTAGATGAAAGCAAGAAAGACCATAAATTCCACGCCGAAGATATTACGGGAGTACTTGGCGGAATGTTGATGTGTGAGACCAGAAATTTGAACCGTCAAAGTAGAGATGGAGATAGCGATAGCGATGGAGATGGCGATTCTACACAAAAAACATCCGAAAGAACGCGTAGACCGCGAAATCCAAAAAAGGACAATGGTCCAAGTTTGGGTAAATGGGTAAATAAAGCCCGATAATTTAACGTAAAACATAAAACGTTAAACATTAATGTATGCTAACAGCAATTATCAATTATATGATTAATAATAAGATGCATACCGCAAACAAAAAAAAAACAGATGAAATGAGAAGTGTCTAGTTCATCTGAAATCAAATCAAAATAGTATTTCGAAAATAGGATGAGCCTTAACGGGTTTCATGAGGTGTTTAAATTAAGATAATCTGGGATACCTATTAATTGATTTAAACATCAGAAATACATACAGCAACTATTAATAATTAATTTAAAGTTATGTTTGGACGCAAGCATAATTTATCTTCATTCGTTGGAAACAGTTTGTGACCTAAAGGTCGTCCTCAACTCGGCTCCTTCCACCTTATGGTGTTAGTAGCGACAGATAAGGATAAAATAACTGTTCTTAAATAAGTAAAGGATCCTGGCATAGCCTGTTCAAAGAACCGGGCATTAGCCTGTTCAAAGAACCGAATAAAGGGTTAGCCAAACAATTTTTATGAATTCAATAAATAAATACATGTATAAGGTGGGTATAGAAAATAGAGGTGTAAGGATAAGGTAGGCGGTAGGCATAGTGGGTATAGTAGTGGGTATAGTAGCGGTTGGATAAATAATAATTGAACATATGGTGTTCACATATAACAAATAAGAAATTTATAATGGACTAAAAGAGTAAAGGCAACTAATTTGTCAAACTCGTCATAAATTTCAAGAAACCTGAAATTTACGACGAATCGAAATTTTTTCAGTTGATATTTTCAGCATTAAACACGTTTTAAACAATATAAACACATTACAATCTTTGAGTAATATAACCTTCCCACAATAATGTCAGCACAAGTAATAAACTGTATTGGAGATTATAAAAATTCAACAGATTCACTCACACAGTGTTTGGAATTATACAAAGAAATTCCTTTTGAATTATCACCCTTTCAAAAATACGCGGTGGAAGGCATTGTAAATGAAGACAATGTCTTAGTAATTGCTCATACGGGTTCTGGTAAAACGCTCCCCGCCGAAATTCTAATTAATCATATAGTTCAAAACAAGCATAAAAAAATAATTTATACATCGCCCATCAAAGCTCTTAGTAATCAAAAATACCGAGATCTAAAAGAAAAATTCCCAAACATTTCCTTTGGTCTTATTACAGGAGACACGAGATACTTTCCCGACGCGGATTGTCTAATAATGACGACTGAAATACTGCGAAATACTTTGGTTAAGATGCAAATGATTAAACATGACGTACTAGATGCTAATAAAGTCGAACTAGATTTCGAACTAGACATTGAAAACGATTTAAGTGCCGTTATATTCGATGAAGTACACTATATAAATAATAAAGAACGAGGCTCAGTGTGGGGAGAAACGATAATGATGTTGCCCCAAACATGTCAACTCTTAATGCTTTCGGCCAGTTTAGATTTGCCGGGCAAATTCACGCAATCTATACAATTTTCCGAATGGGTTTCCAAAAAAGGAAAAAACGTATGGATTTGTTCAACCGAAGAAAGAGTTGTACCTCTCACACATTATTCCTTTATGATAATGAAAGACAGCGATGAAAGAAAGTTCACAAATAAAGCGATTTTACAAGACGTGAAAAAATCTTTGGGAAAACCCCTGTTACTTAAAAAACAAGGTGGTAAATTCCAAGAATCAAATTTCCATCAAATTTGTCGAGTCAAGAGGGCTTTCGAAAAATATAATATTAATGTATCGACACAATTTGTAATCAATAAAACCGTAGAAATGATTAAAAATAAAGAAGAACTCCCAGCGTTATTCTTTGTGTTTTCTCGTAAAATGTGCGAGGAATATGCCTGTAAAATGTCAATACCATTGTTTGAAAAAGGCAACAAAAATCCATCTGTCATCGAGAAAATGTGTGAAAAAATCATTATGAGTAAAATCAGTAATTGGCGTGAATATTTACAACTCCCCGAATATAAAAAACTCGTCTCTGTACTTAAAAAAGGCGTGGCTTATCATCACTCAAGTGTACCACAAGTTCTGAGGGAAATGGTTGAGATTCTCTTCGAAATGGGAGATTTCATTAAACTCGTCTTTGTAACTGAAACATTTGCAGTGGGTATAAATATGCCTGTAAAAACGGTTATATTCCCCAAACTATATAAATACGATGGGGAAAATTTTCGTTCTTTATTGCCCCACGAATATACGCAAATGGCGGGAAGAGCGGGGAGAAGAAATTTGGACGAACGTGGAACGGTATATCACCTTAATAATTTGATTGGAAATCGTAATGAAATTCGAGCAGCCGATTATTCTGATATTATGTCGTCTCGTCCACCACGTATGACGAGTAAGTTTAGCATTGAACCACGTCTCATTCTGGAACTTATTTCACAGTGTCCTTCGGCGAGTGGACCTACCGAAGAAATTATTGAAAAAATCCGCGAATTCATTAACAAAAGTCGTTTAAAAGATGAAATAGATAGCGAAATTATTGAACTTCAAGAAAAATTGACACCCATAAATTCCAAGGCAGAATTGGAAAAAACTAAATTGAGAGAAGATTGTGGGAATAAAATAGATACTCTCAAGTTTGAAGATTATCGGGACATGTATTTCACATTAAAAGATGATGGACACGGTGACTATGATGCGGGTAGAAATACAAATGTTTTGCATACAGCGTTTTTACAGAAAAGCGTCGTGGAAAAAATGAAAAAAATGGAAAAAGACACACCTGAATTATTATTGTGTCACGAATATTTGGATGCTTTATTTGAGAAAGAAACCATCGAAAAAATAATTAACATGAAGAGACAATACATCGACACCATGATAAGAATAAATTTGAAATATTTGAGAGAAGAGAATTTCTTGTGCCACAAAATTAAAGACGAAACTGAACATATTGAATTAATGCCGAAAGGTGTAATTGCCTCACTCATCAATGAAACGAATTCTCTCCCAATTGCGGAAATATTAGAGGATAAACGATTAAATAGGTTCTCGTCTAAGGAAATTGCGGGAATATTGTCCTGTTTTGCAAATGCTCAGTTGCCCGAATATTACACCATTCATTCATTGAGTTATACCCAACTCAATGAAAAAATGAAAAAATTTATAGGGGAAATCCAAGAAAATATAGTTAACTGTGAAAATCAATTGAATCGGCTAAACATTGAAGTAAAAAATAATGAAGACCTTCAATATAATTTATGTGATATGGTTATGGAATGGTATGATTTAAATAATGAAAAAGATTGTCTAATCACACTTAAACAGGGCTCAGAATATGAAATCACGCTGGGTATCTGGTGTAAGGCAATCATGAAAATATGTAATTTGGCACGAGAATTAGAAAAGGTATGTAACCATCAAGGAAATTTGGAATTATTGAGCAAATTAAAGGAAATACCTGATATGTTACTAAAAAGTGTGGTAAATAATCAATCGCTCTACGTTTAAAAATTAAAATTAAAAATTAAAATTAAAAATTAAAATTAAAAAGTATCACTATCACTATTTTCTTCCATACTTTCTATTTCTAATGTTTCATTGGTAGGAGTAAGAGGTATATAATTATTACTATACCTTGTTATTCGGTTTTCATTTTGCTGTCCAAATCGAGTAATTCGCGATGGTATTTCTCGAATATCACAACGACATAGAGGACATGTTACATTCATAGTAAACCATTCAATTATGTTTCTTTCCCTAAATAAATGTCCACAATGATCTATTCTCAAAATGATATCTTCGGGTCCAAAATCAACGCAATCAATGGGACATCTATACTGTATTGTATCATTTGAAATATCTCTGAATAAATGTCGAGAAGTGGCTTCAATGATTTGTAGAGGTGTGGGTGTTACGATAACAGGTGATAAATTTTCTAATACTTCTGCATTATCAGTTTGTACGCCGATATTGACATCATTATCCTCGGATCCCGTTACTTCTTCGGTGATATTTGTATTTATAAGCGATGGAAAACGACGAATTCTCTGTCTTATTCGCGATGAAGTATTAATGGGGGGAAGTCTAAGAGAAGACACTGCTCTCCTCACTATTAAATTTGGTTCAAGTAAATTTGAATTTACATTAGAGTTAGAGTTAGAGTTAGAGTTAGAGTTATTAGTTGGATTATTAGTTGGATTATTAGTGGAAGAATTTACTGGAACATTTGAAATCCTTTGGTTTTCATCGGTTTCTCGGGTATTCTGATGATTTTGATTATTCTGATGATTTTGATTATTCTGATTATTCTGATTATTCTGATTATTCTGATTATTCTGATTATTCTGATGATACAAATAATCATTTAAGAAATGAAAAGGTCGGTTTAAACTATTATTTAGAGCATTTCCAACTTCATAATTGTGCTCCAAAAAATTGGTTATCATACTGTTTGTCAATATATTTCGATCATCAATGCTTTTTACAATATTATTCAAATTATTAATGCATCTTTCAATAGTAACATCGGTTCGTCTCATATTGTCGATATATTGTAAAATCAAGTCTTTATTGAGAATAGCATAATCATTTAGAGTTCTCATGGTGTCGCGACGTTCCAATAAAAAACGATTTCTTTCAGTCAAATAATTGGAAGGTGAGACTCCTTGTGTAGTACCCATTGGATTAGAAGAGGAAGAGGAAGAGGCAGAAGAAGAAGAGGCAGAAGTGGGTGGTAAAGGTACTTCGGAAGGCGGTATTATTATGGGGGGCGGAGGCGGTGGGAACGAAGGGGAATATGCTGGCAGATTTCGACTCATGATATATAATTCACTTATAAAATTATTTAAAATATAACATAAAACAACATAAATATTTTTTGTTCTTTTAATAAAGAAGCAACTATGGAATCTAGTAAAAAGACCTCTAATAAAAATAATAAATATGGTAAAAAAAAACACCAAATCAATATAAATCGTTATTTATCCAATGATTTTTCTCGATTTGAGGGAAAAGGATTGACAGGTTTAACGAATTTAGGAAATACATGTTTTATGAACTCATTGCTCCAATGTTTATCTCATACATACGAATTGAATAATTTTTTAGACAATGGTGATTATAGTAGCAAAATCAATCATAATTTTGAAACGCACATATTATGTGAATGGGATTCATTAAGGAAAGGGATGTGGAGTGAAAATTGTACATATAGACCTGCTGGATTTCGCGAAGCAATAAGAAAAGTCGCAGAAATTAAAGATCGTTGTATTTTCACGGGTTTTGCACAAAATGATTTGAGCGAATTTTTAATATTCATGATGGAATGTTTTCATTCGAGTATAATGCGTGAAGTAACTATGAAAATCATAGGAAAAGCCAATAATAATACTGATAAATTAGCCGTTAAATCTTTTGAAATGATTAGGAATATCTATAATAAAGAGTACTCGGAATTTTTAGACATATTCTATGGTATATCCGTTTCAACCATAAAAAGTTTGGAAAGCAATTATTCCAATATTACTCCGGAGCCATTTTTTCTACTAAATTTAGCCATACCAGAATCAACGAATAGGGAAATTAATATAATTCGACAAGGTCCGAAAGACACGGTGAATATTTACGATTGTTTCGATCATTATACAAAAACCGAAAGTTTGGGTGACGATAATAAAATTTTGAATGAGGAAACGGGTAAAAGAGAAAGTATTGAGAGAAATATATCGTTTTGGAAATTACCGCACATTTTAGTTTTCACATTAAAAAGATTCTCAAATGATGGTAAAAAAGACAGTAGATACATTGATTTCCCAATTAATGGATTAAATTTATCGAAGTATATTTCGGGTTATGATTCTAATAAATATGTATATGATTTATACGGAATCGCAAATCATATAGGAAATAGTGGAAATTCGGGTCATTATACTTCTTTTGTCAAGGTAGCCAATGGCGAATGGTGGCATTTCAATGATAGGAAAAAGGATAAAATTAAAGAACAAGAGATTAAAACGCATTATGCTTATTGTTTTTTTTATCGTAAAAGATTTTTATAATCTATACTAAAACCTGCGGACAATGATTTTTATATGAAACAATATATATAGAATGGATATCTCTCCTGTCAAAGGATTTTCGAAATTATTTGACGAATCGTCAGATAAATTTAAGGGAACTAATCCTTTAGTATTGGTTCTAATTACGGTCATATTGATTTTTTACTATACGATTTTTAATTCTTTCTCAAAAGCAAGCGCGGCCGTGGCATCCGCGGGTAAAACAGTGTCTTCCCCGTCTTTAAATTATATTGAAATGTTCTTATGGGGACTTTTCATCTTTTTATTGTTAATAAACGGTTTACAATATTTCTTTTCTTTAGACGTAACGACAACAATTAAAGACATATTTTCGGGGAAACCCAAATTTGACATTACTGTTACAGATGGTAAAGTAAAACCCCGTCCTTCCTTCTCTGAAGAAGTATTTCATATTGCCGAAAATGAATATAATTATGAAGATGCCAAAGCAGTGTGTAAGGCACATAATTCCAGACTTGCCACGTACAATGAAGTGGAAAAGGCATACCAAAAAGGTGCTGAATGGTGTTCTTATGGATGGTCCGAAGACCAACTGGCTCTTTTCCCGACGCAAAAATCCACTTATAAAAAACTGTCAAAAATAAAAGGACATCGCAATGATTGTGGAAGACCCGGCATTAATGGTGGTTATGTAAAAAATATAAATGCCAAATTTGGAGCAAATTGTTACGGTTATAAACCCAAAATGAAGCCTATAGACCAGCAAAGTATAATGAATACTATGAAATTCCCAAAGACGAAAGAAGAGAAGATTTTTGATGAAAAAGTCAAAGCATATAAGAAGGACAAAGGGAAAATTGCAATTAATTCATTCAATGATCAAAAGTGGAATCAAATATAATCTTTAGGATATTTAGTGCGTTTAAATACTGATTACTATGAACATATTTATTGACCATATTTTAACTATGTTTATCGGAATAAATTAATTAATTTTAATTATTAATTCATTTATTTTTGTATTTTTTTAATCTTTAAATAAAATATAAATGTCTTCTACTTTAAATTTCAAAGCAGATAAAGTAACTGCAAATCATCACATGGACATTTCACAAAATCTCTCAGTTACGGGTGCTGCTACTCTAAAAAGCACACTAAGTGTAGGGGGTATTACAACACTTGATCTCTCGGGTGTTTCGAATAGTGATAATACTAAAATTTTCAATGTTATAGATGCAAGCGGAGAATCTGCTTTTTCTGTACAGGCAAATGGAGATATAAATATTGGTACAATAGTTTTAGAAACATTAGATAATTGTAAAATTGGTTTGACTACTCCTTCTTTAGCTACATTTACTGACCTTTCTGCCAGCACAATATACTCTTCTGGTGACGTAGATATTTCGGGTAATACAGATCTTTCGGGTGCTCTATTTGTTACTGGTGCCGCAACCTTGAAAGATACTTTAACTGTAACTGGTGCGGTAGCTTTTAAAAATACTTTGGCTCTTTATGGTGCATCTAATACTTTAGATGTATCGGGAAATTTTGTTGTTGGAAGTACTTCAACATTGGAGGGCAATGTAACCTGTAAGAGTGATTTGAGTGTGGACCTGTCGACAAACATTGTTGGTAATTTGTCTGTTGGAGGCGTTGGTCAATTTTCAAATGGACTCGATATTAGCAATAATACCAGTATGATTGGAAATCTAGATTTAAGTGGAACCGGTATCGTGAGAAGTACACTCGATGTATCGGGTGCTCTTACTGTTACTGGGGCTACTACACTCAAGAGTACTCTTTCCGTTGGTGGAACCAGTGATTTGTCT